GCTCCGACAGAAGGCCATCAAGGAGGAAGCCAAGGAGCGGTTGGAGACCGCCAGGAAGGCTGCCAAGGAGTCTCAGAAGGAACTCTCCAAGGAAAAGGTCCGGGCGGAGCGGCGGGCCAAGGGGATGGACTGGCTCAAGAAGGGGGCCAAAGCTGGTGGTGGGTTCGGCAAGGGCATCAGGGACCTGATCTCGCAGGTCGGCTCGGGGGATGTGCAGGGAGTTGCCTCCACCTTCGGCAAGGGTGGTGCGGCAGTCAAGAAGGGCCTGGGGGCCTGGGCCAAGAGTGGTCGAGCCGGGTCGGGGGTGGCTGGGGGATTCCTCAAGGGGATCGGAAAGCTCGGGGCGTTTTTGTCCAAGCTGGGGGTCGCTCTGGCGGCGGTTGCAGCCATCGCAGCCGCTTTTGCCATCCTCATCAAGGTGTTCCTCGATGCCGACAAGGTCGTCAAGGACATGAACGCCAGCCTCCTGAAGTCCAACACGGTCTCGGCCGACCTGGTGGGGACGTGGGGGGACTTGGAGGGCAAGCTCACCGAGGTCCGTGATGGGTTCACCAAATGGGCCTTCATGAACCAGTGGAAGGTGCTCCCCAAGGAGGCCATGCAGGTCGTGGATGCCTGGGGGGCGGCGGGCGTCAAGCTCAGCCAGTTCACCGACGGTCTTGAGACCGCCGAGCAGAGGCAGCAGAAGCTCCGCAACGTCACCGAGGCGGCCCTGACCTACTCCAACCTCCTGGGCATGTCGGCGGCCGACGTAGCCTCGAAGATGGGCGAGTACATGGACAACCTCGGCCAGTCGTTGGACACGGTGCGGACGAGTTTCTCGGGCATCTACAGGGTCGCCGCCGAGAGCGGGTACGCCACGAAGAAGTTCTTCGGCATGGTCCTTCAGGCTACTTCCGGCCTCACCATGTACAACGTGCGGCTGGAGCAGACCGCCTCCATGCTGGACGACCTCACCAAGACCCTCGGCCTGAAGGAGGGTTTCGAGGTTCTCCAGAAGATTCTCGGGTCCTTCAAGGGCAAGAGCATGACGGCCCACATCAAGGGGATGACGATCCGTCAGGGTTCGGGGGACGACAATCAAAGTTCGGGGGACGACAATCAAAGTCTCCCCAAGATTCGAGCAACACTGAGAAGGGACGCTGAGTACCAGGCCGGGAACTTCCTCGAGGCGCTGGGACGGAGAGGAGTTGGCAGTGTGTTTGAGGGGGCAGCAGGGGCCGCCGGGATCAGGCTCGATTTCTCTTCTGTGAATGCCCTCCTCAAGGGTCTGGAAGGGCTGACCCAAGGGCAGTTCGAGACGCTTCTCGGACAGTTGGACCTCCGGGCCGTGACCCAGGAGCAGAAGGCCCAGGTCCGGGCGTTTCAGGACATCTTCCAAGTCCTGATTAAAGGCATTAGGGCCGGTGATGCCTTTGGTTATGCAGGGGCGGAGAAGGCGACGAGTCCCGTCTACAAAATGATCGCCTTGTTCCAAACTCTGGAGCAGGCCGGAAAACTGACGGGGATGTCTTTGTCGGATCTCCATGGTAAGGCTCTCGCAGCGGCCGAAAGCCTCGGGGAGGACGCCGAGACAGCACAGAACCTTGCGAAGCAGTTCACGAGGTACAAGTCCCACCTGGAGACAATGCAACGGCTGGCGGAGGAAGTGAACCAGGGCAAAAGGAGCTTTGGCTCCATCAGCCCGCAGGAGTATGCCAAACAACTGGGTCTGGGCCTCAAGATGATCGGGGGGGAGGCCAAGGTGGTCACGGCTCGACCTGGGTTGTTCGAGGGGGACATCAAGTGGGGGAAGAATCCCATCCAGACGTTCGAAGACCTCCTCTATGCCAACGAGGACCTACTCTCGGAGATGGCGAAGAAGACCGAAGACCCGAATCTTCTTCAGGCCCAGGCCATCGCTGCCAACACCAACGAGGCCACGAAGATTCTCGGTGCCATCAAGGACGGCATCCTCAACGACATCTTCGTCGGGGTCATGGCCATTCTCAACAAGCTCTTGAAGGACAAGGGGGGTGCGGCGACTCGGTCCATTCAAGATCAACTCATGAAGGCGATGGACGCCATCCGTGCGGATCTCAAGGATGTGGACGCCGAAAGGGCCACACTGAGGGAGATGCTGCCAAGAGCCACGGGGGAGGACAGGACCCGCTACCAATCTGCGTTGACCCAACTGGATAAGGACGCCCAGGCATACGGTGAAGCCCTCAACGACATTCGTGGCCGGATGCTCCGGGTGTCCGACATTTCTGCGAAGTTCCCCGAACTGTGGGAAGAGATCGTCACCGAATTGGCGGACGCCCAGTCCTGGCACGGAGACTGGTGGGAACTGGAGGAGAAGGCCAAGGACAAGATCTTCCGAATGATCATCGGCCAGGACTCTGGTGCAGATCTGCCGAGCGATGTCAGGGATCTTCTGCGAAAAGGTGGGTTCACCACGAAGGAGGGCACCGCTGGATTTGACCGTGTGAGCGGCGTGTACGGGAGGGTGGACACGGAGAAGATCGGTCAAAGGACCATTCACACCCGAACGGGGTCTCGCACGGAGGACATCACCAAAGAGACCGCCAAGATCGTCGCCAACACTCATGCTGGGGTGCAGCAATCGAAGGAGGTACGCAAGGTCGTCGAGGCGGAGCATAAAGCACTTCGAAAGACGATGAAAACCGAAGTGCCTGATGCCAATGCGGCAGCCATGTCTCGGAGCCAAGTGCTGGAAACCGCCCTGACCAATGCCCTTGCGAACACCAGGGGCGGGGCGAGGATGTCCGGAGCAGGCCGTGGTGACCTCGCAAAGGCCCTGCGATCTGGGTCCTTTACCCCGCACATGTGGCAAGACCTCATTGGGGACCCGGCGTTCGTCAAAGAGGTTCTCGGTCTGGAGGGATTCTTCCCACCTGGGGTGGCGGAGACCATCCGAACGGCCACCAGGATCGAGGACGGCTTGATCCGCATCGGGCGCAACCGGATGGAAGTCATGCGGATCAGGGAGGACGACATCATCAGGGCTGGGACCCCGTCCGGGCCGCTCTCCCGTGCAGGTGGTGGCGGGGCCAAGACGGTCACCAACAACTTCTGGGAGGGGAAATCGGCCTTCGCCTCCCTGCGGGACTACGAGCGGGCCAAGGGCCAGTACAAGTGAGGCTGTGACGGATGCCACGGGACGACCAGATCATCCCCGTCTTCCGGTCGGCCTTCGGGTCGCCGGACGACGGGCACAACCCCAACCTGGGGGTCCGTCCGGTTGTGTTTGACATCATCGCCCCGGACTTCAAGACCAGCCTGCTCCCAGGGGGCATCAAGCTCGTGCTCCATGTGAACCCCCGGTCGATGGCTATGAGCTACGCCAAGGTCATCGAGCGCATCCAGACCAAGGGTGGGTACGTCGAGCAGCACTGGGGTGACGGAGCCCGGAGCATCTCGTTCGACATGGCCACCGGGGGCTTCAAGCGGCTCTACAGCGGACTTTCGAACGTTACAGGCGGTGGTCTCGACACTGGGGGGACCCGTCGGGAGACCATCGCCTACGACAAGTTCCTCGACTTTCTTGCCCTGTTCCACAACAACGGAGCCATCTACGACACGAGCGGGCAGATTGCATTCCAGGGGATCATCAAGGTGACCTTCGACGGGGGCATCTACTTTGGCTGGTTCGACAACTTCTCGGTCAACGAGGACGCCCAGACCCCGTTCATGTTCCAGCTTTCGGCCCAGTTCACCATCAGCCATGAGGCTCTGCGGATCCGCTCCCTGCCCTATGCACTACCATCTCGGGATGATGGGCCGGGAGATGTGATCGTAGACACAGTGGATCCGAATACGGGGGCTCTCCGTAAGCGTGAGAAAAATCCGGGGGTGTTGTGATGAGCATCATTACGGACATCATCGACCAGCATGGAAGCGCTCAGGGGTTCGTCGGGGTCAGCAAGTCTGGGGCAAACGTCTTCGACCTGTTCGGAAACCGTCGAGCCCCCAGTTTCCGCAAGCCTCTCCCACCCCGGGCCTACCGCAATATCAAGGTCGGACCCGAGCTTGCCCTGGAGTTCGAGGACGTTCACGTCCTCCCGGTCGATGGGAGCAACAGCCTCCTTCGGAACCTGTCCCCTTTCATGCTTCAGGTGGAGCCCCCCCTCGTGTTCGCCAACGAGCCAAGGAACACGGGCAAGAGCAAGGCTGTGGGCATCTACGACTCCGCCTTCAAGGCGGGAGGCAGCAACAGCGGAAAAAACTCCGAAGCCTCCGCTACGTTCCAGGCGGCCATCGGCACGGGCGGAAGGGACGCCGAGGAAATCCTGGCCAAGGGCTCTCCGGGGCCGCAAATCAACAAGTCCGGGGACGGCAAACGGATCCAGAACGACGCTGGGGACTCCCCCGTTGGCAAGCTGGGGAACCCGTCCATCGCCGACCTGCGGACGGCCCTCGACATCGTGACCCAGCTTGGGGCGGTCCTGAACTCCCCTCCCCTGGTCATGCTCATCAACCCGAGCAACCTCACGATGACGTACACCCGGATCCACCAGTTCTCCGACCGGAGCCGGTTCGGGTACATCTACCAGGCGTGGGGGGAGGAGCAGCCACGGCTGTCCATCAACGCCAAGTGTGGGGCGTTCTACTCCGGGGGTCGGGGCGTGCAGTTGGCCAGCAAGAGGGATTCGGCGGCCTGGCAGAACCTCATGTCGCTGTTCCACATGTACCGGAGCAACGGCTACATCTACGACACCGTGGGGAAGTCCAACGCTCACCTGTTCGTCGGCGGGCTCTCCATCCACTACGACGGGTGGATCTACTACGGGAACATGGAGTCCCTCTCGTGGACCTTCGACGACACGGCCACCCAGCTTGGCGGCATCGAGTTCGCCATGGAGTTCGTCGTCTCGGTGATGGTGGACACATCGAAGCAGACCCAGACTGTCCTGCCGATGCGGTCCAACATCCCGACCCGCCATGACCCGAACTTCCAGACCAAGCTCCTCTCGGACAACAGCCTCCAGCAGAACTTCGGGACCCCCCAGATCGGGGCGAACACCCTCTCCGTGGGGCTCGACGGCAACGTGCGTGGTCGGATCTTCGGGGAAGGCCCCGGGCACCAGCCTTCCGAGGTGTTTGCCCCGGCCGGAGCGGGGGACCCAGACTTCGCCACGAAGACCTCGGCCCTCCGGGCAGGGAGCGCTACCGTGGCCAAGGGTGGTGGGTTCGTAGCCCCGGTCGAGGCCGGGGCAAACACGGCGGGTGAGGTTGCCGTCAGGCCGCAGCCTTTCAACGTAGGGAGGGTCTGATGGCCAATATCAAGGATCGTCCCTACGTCGGCACCTGGAGCCTCGATGGCCGCAAGCTCGTCCAGCACACGCCGGACGCCCTCGTGTACCTCAACGGCAGCGTGACCCTCCCCCGATGCCGCTCATGCGATGGACGGATCAACATCCAGAAGTTCATCACCGAGGTGAGCGTCGAAGCTGGGACGGACCCGAACGGGGCTTCGGCGAGCTTCACCCTTTCCGTGCCCCTGCACTCCTCGGATTCGTTCGCTCGGGACGCCAAGTTCCTCCTCCGTCCGGGGCTGGAGGTCCACATCTACGAGCGTGGATTCTTCCCTGTGAAGGGCCTGTACTCGAATCTGGCCGAGCCCACGAGCCAGGGGAACATCCAATCCGCCGAGTCATTCGAGGACGATCACGACGACCACGATGGGCATGACCATGGCCCACCCATCGCCCCCGCTTCGGACGAGAAACAGGTGGGTTTCCGCAAGCGCAAGCGCAAGGGAGCCCCGGATATAATCGTCATCCACGAGTCAGGTCTGAACAACCTGAACACGACGGAGAAAGTTCTCATCGACAAGGGCTATGGCGTCCATTACATCGTCATGCCGGGCAAGACCTACAAGTACGGCGATGACCAGAAAGACGTGTTCGCTCACGCCGGGGATTTCAACGGTCGCAGCATCGGCATCGAGTTCAACCACGCCTATTCCCCTGGCAAAGGCGGCCACAAGGGGAGTGAGGGGGTCATCAAGGCCCCCTGGTACACGGGTGGGCGCTATGTCCTACCGAAGCAAGGCCACTTGGAGCAGCTTTGGAAGTCGGTCGTGCAGATCGCATCCCAGAACAACCTGCCCATCAAGTTCGGCAACGTGCAGGGGGACAAGTTCAAGTTCGGCACTGGGTTCAAGCCTGGTGGTTCCATTTACACGCACTCCCAGCTTTCAGGGAGTCGCACCGACGGGGAGTTCCAGCAGCTTTACATGGCCCTACGGGACCGGGGCTACTCTCCGTCGGAGGCGTACCAGGAAGCCGTCAAGATCGCCACGACGGCCAAGAAGAACGAAGCGGTCACCCTCCCCCCGGCCAAGGGTGCGGCCTCGAACCCAGGGGATCCTGGGGCGTTCGAGGTCCGCACGCCGGAGGGCTCGGGGCCGAAGTCAAAGGTGACGGATCCCAAGGGGTTCACGACGCCCGCCGACTACGTGAGCAGGGACATCGACATCCCCCTGGAGTCGGACACCCTGACCCGGCTGGAGGCTGAGGTTGGGCCGTCCATCTTGGAGCGGTTCGGGCTGGAGGGGTCGGGCATCGAGGACATTTCGTCCTACCCCTACTACCACACGTTCCACGGGGTCGTGATCCAGGTCGCCCACTCGTGGTCGGGCGGGTTCCAGACCATCACGGTTCAGTGTGCCTCGATGCTGCACTTCTGGCAGTACCATAAAATCAGCGCCCAAATGGGTCTAGTCGCATCTCATGCGGCCAACTCGGGGAACAACCGAAACCTGAAAGGGCACAACTTCACCAACTGGCACCCCTATCAGATCATTTACCATTTGCATCTGCTGACGTTCGGGGCGCAGGACGCTTCTGGAGGTGCCCTCACGGCGGCCGACAACCGTGCGGCGGTGTCCGATCTCATCGACGGGGCTGGGGAAAAAAGGCAACTATGGTCGTTGACCATGGACTACTGGAACCGCCGTTTCCAGTCAGGTCGCATGGCGAATCTGCGGATGCACGGGTTTAGCGGGGAGTTGTATTCTTCGCTTCAGGCCGCATACCTCGGGCAAGATTCCTCGGAGCGCCTAAAGCGAAGAATTCGCAACCGTTTCGCCCCCAAGAAGCCGCCAGCAGGGAAAATCGACGCCCTCACGGGTTTGAACCTGAATAACGACCGGAAGCTCCGTGGATTGCTGTTCTCCAGGTCCAGCCTGTCGGGGTCCGTTCCGGCAAGCCGGAGTGCAGACCATCCGGCGAGGGGGAATCCTGATACCCCAAACCTCAACATGGCCATGGTTCAACCTTTCGCTTGGAGCATGGCGAACACGGCTAACTGGGGTCTGTTTGAATCCACGTACATGTCCAAGTTGGATGTTGCCCAGCGGGTCATGGAGGTTACCGGGTACGAGTTCTACCAGGACGTGAATGGGGACCTTGTTTTCAAGCCGCCGATGTGGAACCTGGATACCAGCGGGAGCCGTGTTTACCGCATCGAGGACATCGACATCATCAACATCTCTTTCGACGAGAAAGAGCCTCAAGCGACCTACGCTGTCGTCAAATCCAACCAGTTTACGTCAGGGGGGACGGACGTAGGGATTGGGGGGGACTATGGGCAGCAGGCTGTCTACATGGACCACAGGGCCATCGCCCAGTTTGGGTTCCGCCCGTTCGAGTTCGAGACGATGTATTTGGACGACCCTCGGTCCATGTACTACATGGGAGTCGCACGGCTGGACTTCCTCAACATCGGGACCCACTCGGCCAGCCTGACTATCCCTCTCCGGCCGGAGATTCGTCCAGGCTACCCGGTCTACATTCCTTACCTCGACTGCTATTACTACATCCGCACCCTGTCCCACAGCTACTCCGTGGGCGGGCAATGCACCACGACCCTCCAGCTTGTGGGCAAACGCTCGAAGTTCTACGCCCCGGGGGTCACGGACCAGACAGGGATCGACGCCATCGACCTGTCCGACGGGACACTGCCTCCTCGGCCGCTCGAAGTGCAGGGACCAGACGGAACTCCCCGGCTCTCAGGCTTCCCGAACGTTGTCCTCGCCCTCGATCCCGAGGGCGTGAATCCCATGTGGTATCCGACCGGGGCCAGCATTACCCGCCTGGAGACGGACCAGGACTTCAAGGACTTCCTCCGTATGGCAGGTCGAGAAGGTCTTGGCATCCTCGCCAAGAACGATGATGGCACCTACTCTTTCGACGTGCCTGTGGGGTACTCCGAGGATGGTAGCAAGACGTACACGACCAGGAAGATTTTCTACTTTGGCCCCAACGTAACCTCGAAGGCGGGGGGCAAAAAGAAAGGGGCCGGTGCGGCAAAAAAGATCCCAGAGGGGGCCATTGATTTCAAGCAGGCGGTCAAAGCGTACCAGGGTTTCAAGCTGAAGGCTGAAACGATAAACAGCACCCTTGCCCAAGCCGGTTTGGGGAGCACCGAAGAAGCTAAGTTGAAGGAACTCGCCAAGGCCATCAAGGACGCCGGGGACCGTCGCCAGGCCCTCAACGAGAAGCGGGCCAAGGTCGGCCTTTCTCCGTCGGAGACGGCGGAACTCACCAAGCTGGAGCAAGAGGACCAGAAGCTCAAGCAGCAGCACCGCCTGTGGCAGGAGGCACGAGGGAATCCGACCCTCATCGCCATTCTGTCGAGCGATGCCAGTGAGGGGGTGAAACTCATTTATCAGTTGATGGACCTTTTCGCTCAACGGTTCTGGGTGGCGGGGGACCCCAAGTCGTTTGAGGACATCACCACCCACCACCTGGCCCAGTTGCTCTGGAACAAAAAGTCCAATTTCGCACCCGAGGCCCCCGGAACGTATCGGTATTACTCCGCCTCTCACCCGGACCCGGATGACCAGGGGCAGCCCCTCATCACGTTCCGCACGCCGGACAAGGGCGGGGTGGACCTCCAGAAGACCCCGCAGGCCCTCAACGATGAGTGGGCCGACATCACCGTGAAAGGGTACATCCGCACCCCGGATGCCGCCCCGGGGACCTACCTGCCAGAGGCAAAGCTCGAAGACGTGAAACCTCTCCGGGGCATCCTCGTGGCCTCGGACGAACCTGGGATCGGGACCGTGTTGCCGACCAGTGAGATCCGCACGGTCATGTTCTCGACCCAGTTGGTGGATGCCCCCAAAAAAGACACCAAGTACACGGACACGAGGGCGGCAGGAACCATCGCCCAGATGGCGATGCAAGGGCTGCTCCCCAGGTTCACGGTCAAGAGCACGGGGAAGAAGCCGGAAGACACCGACAGCATCAAGGACATCTTCGAGCCTACCTGGAATGAGTTCTGGGCCGCCGTGATCAAAGGGGTCATCCAGGCGATGAAGCGGTTCGAAGCCTATGACACGGAGAAGAAGTACGAGTTGAAGCCCCCTCCGTTCTTCACCGCTTTTCCAACTGCGTTGGAGTTTCTCGGGACGGTGGTGGCCACCGACAAGTCTGCGGACACGTTCGAGTTCTCCGATAACATCAACCCGGACCCGGTGAAGCTCAGGGGTCTCAAGAAAAAGGAGTCTTTCACGCTGACCAACTTCTTCGATGAGGCCGGGAAGGCTTTAGCCGAGCGGGTGCGGCGGAGTCTGGGCGGTGGGTTCCGGCGGTGGATGGACCAAGTGGTGATCCAGATGCAGCCGCTCATCGGGACGATGACCCAGGAAGGCGCAGACCTGGCCCTCACCACGATGGTGGACCACATCGTCTCAGTCCTGAAAGTCCCCATCAGCTTCGCCAACGGGTCCCGGGAGGTAATGAAGGGACGCCGCCGCTCGAAGATCTGGAGCCCGGTGTTCCCGGTGTCCGATGAGAATGGCTACGAGCACGTCGGGGCCTTCCAGTATGGCCGTGGTCTCGACATCGAACCCGGGGGTGTACTCGACCTCCTCGGGGTGCAGGACCCCCTCTCGGTGCTTGACCGGAAGACCATCAATGATCTCATCTCGGCATTGATCCGAAACGAGCCTGTGACCGTCGAGGTGGAGAAAGAGCTTCCGGGCGGCAAGAAGGTCAAGGTCAAGGAGACGCTTCAGGGGAACTCGGCCCGAGGTGCCCTGGAGAGAAAGGCGTTGATCCAGCTTCGCAAGAGCTACAGCGACCAGCAGCTTCTCGACCTGGGGCTCCTGGTGAAGTCGGGTAAGGACCCAAACCTGCTCGAATTCAATCTGATGAACTGGATTGCCACCCAGAAGGAGGGCGTCCACAAGCTCCCCGTGGTCAACGCCGCTTTCTCCTTGGCTGACCTCACGTTCCAGCAAGACGGCAAGGTCTGCGATTGCAAGGCGGCCGAGGCCAACCACCACATCGAAGCCTACGGCAGCGAGGGGTTCCTTCAGTTCACCCCGGGTGGAGTCCCCTCCCCCGACGGCTACGGGACTGGGGACCGGGCCTCCCAGTGGATCATCCAGCAGGCGTTGCAGGCCAGTGCGCCGCACAAGATGCAGCAGGACGCCATGCGTGGTGTGGCGCTCGACAAGCCGAAGTTCGGTAGCTTCGATGAGTGGACATCATCGTTCACGGACCCAGCCGAACGGGTCGAGCGAGCAGCCCTGGAGGCCAAGGAGCGGTTCGACCGCTCCTTGGAGGCGGCCAAGGCCAAGGCGGACGAGGCGTTCACGAACGTGGAGGACGCCTTCACGCCGGATGAGGAGTGACCATGCCCGTACTCGGTAAAGCACCGCCCAATCCGTTCCAGAGCATCGCTTGGGGTCAGATCCAGGGCGACACCTCACTGGCCCAGCACCGGATCGACTCGGCGGACCCGGAGCAGCACTGGGGGCTCGGGCTCGCCTCCGTCGTGGAGGTGGACTACGAGGGGCTGGCGGTCACTTTGCGGGTGTTCGCCGGTGCTGCGGGGGATGACGACCGGGCTCCGATCCCGCTCACATTCCCCGGTGCCGGAGCCCGGCACTTCCTGGGGACGATGCCCAACATCGGGGACATCTGCGTCGTCGGCTGGATGCCCCAGGAGAGCCTCAAGCAGACCGTCAAGAGCCCGGTGATCCTCGCCTGGGTCATTCCCGGGACCCTTCCAGGCCGGGAGTGGCTCACCACCTCGGTGTTCACGGCCAGGGAACTCGACCAGGGCTCTCAGCGAGAGCGGGACGTGCTGGAAGGGACATTCAACCGCATCCGCCACAAGCTCCGCCACATGCAGCCTGGGAACGTGGTGGCATTCTCCTCCCAGGGAGCAGACCTCATTCTTGATGAGTCCGCTGGCCTCGCCAACCGAAGGGGAAACGAGTTCTGGCTGCGGGACGAGGACCAGGCTGCCGTCACCCGAGCCCTTCAGCGATTCGACGCCCTCGCCGGTGTCCGGGCGTACCACGGCATGGTCCAGAGGGATGCCCAGTTCCTCTCGCCCACCATGATCTCGGACGGCTACGACTGGGCGCACGGAAAACAGCGGGGAGACGACAACCTCCCCATCAAGGAGGGAGACTTCCCCCCCAGTGCTGCGCCGAGAGGCTTCCTCACCCCAGCGGTGACGATGGGCAAGGCACCCAGAGAGGACGGCGGGGTCGTATCGGGCCTGTTCCAGTTCGAGACCCACATCGACCCTTACCGCTTCCTCCTCCGAGGCGGGTTCATCAACGAGGCAGGGTTCGTCGTCCACCCGAAGCCGTCTTCCGACGGCATCTACGGGGGCAAGAGCGTCTACCGTGTCGCCGCTGGGCGGGATGTGAACGCTGTGATCTCCCCCGGCGTCCCCACCCTCACCGAGTACCGCATCGAGGTCACGCACACGACCGACGGCAAGCTGCCGGTCACCGAGCAGACCGACGGGTTCGACGCCGAGCGGCTCCCTCTGTCCGACCCAGAGACGCCCGGGGGGACGCCCAACGCCCCGTTCATCGAGCACGTCATGGGCTCGGTGGTCGGCAACGACTGGTACACGGACAAGGGGCGGAAGGCATATGGTCTCCCCCTCATCCCCAAGGTATTCACGCCGAACGATGTGGCGGCCCCGAGGCTCGATCCCGCCCCCTTGGCTGTCTCGGAGAAGACCGACTCGCCGCCGCCCGACATGGGAGAGCACGGGGCCACTCTGTTCATGCTCCGCCCCATCGACGGGTCTGCTCCGACCTGGTGGTCGCTCAACAAGAAGGGGCAGTTCAAGGGGGTCATCTCCGGCCCGAGGAATCAGTCCTCTGTGGAGCTTGCCATCAACGGCGGGCTAACTCTTGGGGTGAGCGGAAGGCTCAAGCTCCTGCTCAACGGGGGCTTCGAGTTCGTCACCAAGTCCAAGGCGAGCCTCCACCTCCAGTCGGAGGAGGGGCCGGTCACCATCTACGGCGGCGGCCCCATGGGCGGCGGGGAGGCCAAGAGCGCCCTGGCCCGAGGCAAGGAGGAGGACATCCCCGCCGTGGACATCCACGGCAGGACGACCACCCGCATCAGGGCTGGGAGGAAGGTCATCCTCAAGGGGCAGGTGATCGAGACCCGCTCGAAGAAGGTGGTCCACAAGAACCTGAGCAGCTTCGACATCGACGCCGCCGACGGCAAGGTCAACGTCAAGGCCGAGACCATCGACGTGGTGTGTGCGGCCAAACGGAAGGACGAGTTCTCCGGCCCCAAGAACTTCAACCCGACGGCGGGGGCGCTGCACGAGCGGAGCTACACGCCCTCCGTTCCCGGCCTCGTCTGCGAGGAAGTCACCTACACCTGGGGGGACCGGGAGGAAACGTTCAAGCTCGGGAACCACACGACGGAGATCCTCATCGGGGACGCCACCTACAAGGTCGGGCTCGGAACCCTCACCCTTCAGGCGGTCCTGTCCAAGATGACCCTGTCGGGTTCGGGCATCGAGGGGTCGGCTCCGGTCGGTACTATCTCGCTGACGGCCAACGCTGGGACAGCTTCGATGTCCGCCCTCGCAGGGGTCGTAGTTGAGGCGACGGCTGGGACGGCAACCCTTCGTGGGGCTCTTGGTGTCTACCTCTCGGGGCCGATCTACGGGCCGGACCAGGGACCGATCCTCTGTGCCGGAACTCTGGAGCCATTCACGCTCCTCCCGTTCGGGACTTGGGGGTTGGGCGCTAAGGGGCATATCATTACACCATAGTTTGCCTATACCGTCTTGTAAAGGAGAAGGGTTGTGTGAACGGCTCAAGAGGTTGCGGATGCCACGTCGTCAAGAAATCGCCCCCCTTATCGGGCAGAAGTTCGGGATGCTTGTTTTGCTGGGATCGGCTTCTCATGACCAGCACGGTAAGGCCCAGGCGAAGTTTCGCTGTGAATGTGGTCAGGTGACCGTCAAGCCGGTGTCCAAGGTTCTTCGGGGACGGGTAAGAAGCTGCGGTTGTCTCCGAGGCCGTAATCGTGCAACGACCTTGGAAAAAGCGAAAGGGCGAAGATTTGGTCGATTGCTTGTGGTACGACAAGCCCCCACCAAGAACCACCAAACTCGGTGGGTATGCCTCTGCGATTGTGGGGCTGAAAAAGTCGTGACCCTTAGCAATCTTACAAACGGGAGCACCAGAAGCTGTGGGTGTTTGCACCAGGAGAACGCTATCGCTGTTGGCAGCCTTGGTAAAGGGGTTAGGGCTCATAACTGGCAAGGTGTTGGCGACATCTCGGCCTCGTATTGGGGTCAGGTTCTCGCCGGTGCTGCGGGAAGGGGCCTCCACGTTGGCGTGACTCACCAGGAGATCTGGGAACTGTTTCTGGCTCAAGACAGGAGGTGCGCTTTGACCGGATGGCCCATTGGTTTCGATCCGCCTGGTGGTCGAGGTGAGGGGACAGCATCTCTCGACCGGATTGACAGCACCCTTGGTTACCAGGCTGGTAACCTCCAGTGGGTACACAAGCGAATCCAGAGGATGAAGTGGAAATTCGGCCAGGAGGAGTTCATCGAGGCTTGTCGGGCTGTAGCTAAAGGCCATCTGGTGACCCCGTAATGCCTCTCGCACCCCCAGTCATCTATGCCGAGATCGCAGCGGCCAGGGCCGCTGGAGGCTTCCCCTTCAGCGGGTTCAAGTTCGACCAGTTGGCGTTGGGGACGGCGACGGCCATCGCTGCCTGGGCTGTGGGGCAGCCGCAGAACGTGTTCCTTCAGGGGGTTTCGAGCGGGGCCGTGGGGGGAGGAGCGGTCATCCCGGTCACCTCGAAGATCATCGTCCCCCCGAACATCCCGATCATGATGGCGGGGTTCACGGGGGCCGGGTTCAATGGCCCTCTCGGGCGATCTCTGGCTGTTGTCATGGCCCTCGGGATCGGCAACGCCTTCTCGAAGAGTGCCCAGTACGTTGGCCCCGTGGCTGGAGTCGGTGTCGGAGCGGACGTGGCCAAGATCACGGTGGCCAACGCCGCCACTCTCGTCCCCCTCCTTCTGGCCTCGTGCAGCGGGGCCTTGGGAGGCTCTGGCCCCATGCTGGCTATGTACGCCGTGGGGTTGGCGACGGGGACAGCCGGGATGCTCCTCACGGGCATCGGGTTCGGGGCAGTCGCCGGAGTCCCTGGGCCTGCCCCCTCGGTAGGATCCTCGCAGTGCGTCGTGGTGTGAACTGATGGGATTCGACTTCACAGGCCATGTTCTCCGGGCACCTCGGGTGTCCCCGGCGAACGCTCAGACGACCGGCGAGGTCACCAACGGCGTGGTCCGTTCTGTGGAGCCCGTCCCGGCGGGGTACACGCTGGACGCCGCTGCCCCTCCTCTCGTCGATGTCCGGGCCGACATGTACCGGGCCGCCATCCTCGATGCCCCGGGAACGAGCCCGGTCGAGTACTGCGTCTGGGCCGAGAACACCTCGAACCTCGCTCTCCTCAACGACCCCTCCTGGGCCATCTCGCAAGGTACGGGGTCGATCCCGCTGGGCTCTCTCGCCGTCTCCAACCTCGTTGCTCTGCCAGTCGAAGTTCTCAACGACGGCTCGGATCGGGTGGTCGTCCAAGACGACGGCGGCCGGAGCATCGGTCGTATCGCCGCCATCGTCATCGCTCGGGGTGACCACACCTATGACGACGAGGGCTGGACCGACCCGGACGATTTCGCTCAGGGGAGGGAGGGGTCAGAGCCCTACGGAGTCCTTCTCCCGACCTCTGAGGACCAGGATGCCCGAGCGGGGGTCGTCCGGCTCACCCGCCCAACCCTGACTCTGCTGGGTGGGGCACAGCAGGTGCTCACCGACCTTGACGGAGGTCTTTCGGCTCTTCGAGGCGACACCATCGTGGAGGTTTGGTACTCGCTCGCCCCGTCGAGGTTCTGGTGGACCCGCAACGACCGCTACCAGACCCGATTCGGGTGGAAGGACGCCACCCAGCGTTGGGAGCCCTACAAGGGCGGGCACGTCATCAACCTTGGCATCCTGAAATTCGACGAGAAGTACACCCTCTCGCCCAAGCCCAAGGGACTGGTCGTGGGCACGGTGCTTCCAGGGGACGGCTCGAACCAGGACGACTACGCCATGATCCGGGCGGGAAACGCTCCCGGGGCTGTGACGAGTCTCGGCCTTGGCCCCGGGGACCCGGATGGGTTCCTCGGCATTCAGGTGAAGAACGACCGGGACGTGGAGGGGTTCGACTTCACGACGGCGGCTTTGGTCACCGCCGTCGTGGGTAAGACCAGCGGCGTCCTCGTGTTCAATCCGGCCTTCGTGGAGCGCCATGCGGGGAAGACCGTCTGGTACGTGAGCCGAGATTTCGACCCGGAGTCCGATGGGGTGGTCGGCGACATCCTGGGGTCGGACAAGGACCCGCTCTACATCTCACCCATCCCGAGCTTCACAGACTTCCCGCTGCTGAGCCTCGGTTCCCGGCACTTTTTGACCCCGACCGTCGTCCGCACGGAGGCAGACCTCAACTTGGTGGGTCCCGGCGAAGTTGCCGTCGCCATGTCCACGGGCAGGGTCAAGCTCTCCCAGTCGGATATCGACCAGGCCGACCCCGACAAGCCCACTTTTTCCAAGCACTTCCTCGGGGAGAAGCTCCTATATTCGGGCCTGGCTCTCAATGGTCAGCCCCAGCCGGTTCGCCGGGAGGCGGTGGTTGCATCGGTCATCTCGGGCGGAGAGCAGAGGTTTTTCATCCCCGACGCCCAGATGTTGCCGACCGAGTGGGCTCTGGACGATCCGACTCGTGGGCTTGGGGTGTCCGGGGTCCTCAATGCCCCTGATGGAACCGGGGTAGTTCCATCAAATCCGGCCGCCGCCGTGCCTATCCGGCCCGGGGGTGACAACCTCGGTGATGTGGCCGACGGTCGGGTTCGGCAGGTCGTGGACGGCGTCAGCGAGGCCGTGGTGTTCTCCAGGGCCAAGGCTCTTTCGGTGGTCGTGGTGGGCCGAGAGGAGGATCTCCCGAGCAGTCCCATCTTCATCCCCTCGGGGACGGCCTACATCACCCGGCAGAACGTGACCTTCGGCGGCTCCCCTCGGGGCAGCCAGGTCATGTGGGGGCGGTCGGATGCCCGAGAGTTCGGCAACGACCCCGTGTACTTCGTGCAGACGGACTTCTGCCCGGCCACGCATACGAGGGCGGCCCGGCTCATCTCGAAGACAAGGTTCGTCTTCCGGTTCCCCGAGCCGGTGACCCTGTACTTCGCCATCGACGGGAACAGTTTCCAGTACGACCCGACCGTCAACCTCTCCGATCCCTCCAAGGGATACACGGCTGAGGAGGTTGCCGCTGATCTCGGAGCCTTCCTCGGGGCCAATGGAACCGTCTACGCCATCAACGGCAGCGTCGTCATCGAGTCGGTCAACTCGGGCACGGGTTCCGTCGAGATCGGGTGGGGCACAGGGCAGGTCAAGGACTTGGGTGGGGCTGCGGCACTCGGTTTCATTCCTGGCTGGCGGGCCGTGGGAGGCGTGGACAACTGGTTGCCCGACTCCGGCATTTCGTTTGGGATGCCCCGGAGCCCCATCAACAAGGACCGGACCCGGGACGTGCCGGATTTCAACGCCTTCGGTCGTCTGGAAGACGAGACCCTCTCTGAGTCCGTACCCCCGGCCCCCTTCGTGTTCTTTGACGCTCCGCCTCTTCAAGACGTGGTGGGTTACGATGAGGGGGTCTTCTTCAACCTGAAGACCATCGTGGAGGGACCGGACGGCATCGAGATCGTGGACAAGCCCCTCGAACACTTCGAGGACATCGTCCACCGATTCGGCGAGCAGAAGTTCCTTTGGGTTGAGCGGGACACGCAGACGGACAAGGTGCAGAAGGCTGTAAGCACCCTGGGCTTCGGTCGGTCGGGGGTTGTCCCCGAGTCGCTGCTGGGAGCCCCGGGGATCGGTGGCGGGCTCTACATCTCCCAGGGCGGGTCCTTCGTCTTCCAGAAGCTCGACGAGGACTTCCTCCTTCCACAGGGGGGGACGCCTGGGACGGCGTTGCTCATCGAGCGGTTCGGCGATTCTGTGGTCTTCGGCGGCCGTGGGTCCCTGACTGCGGGCTCGACCCTGTTCACGGACCCTGACGCAGACTTCGTCGCTCCCTCCGAGGAGCAGGCCACCAACCCCGATGGGTCCCTGATGTTCGACCCGGTGGACGGGTCCCCCATCTTCTTGCCCATCGCTCGTGAGGGCTATCGACTCAAGCTCACCTCCGGCCCGGCGGAGGGGAGCTACCTCGTCACCAGCGTGGAGGTGAACGGGACCGACCTCCAGGTCGAGCCCACGCCGCCGGTGGGAACGGACCGGGCAACTCCGTGGGAGTTGTTCCGTGGGTTCACGGAGAACGTGTACGACCCGAGCCTGGTGGCCGACCAGGTGTACGAGAACTTCAACCACCTCCCCGAAGAGCCCATGAAGGTCCGCACGCTCTCGAAGCTCGGGCCTGTCCCGGCCGATGCTGCGGCCCAGGCGGCGGGGAGGCTCAAGGCCGACATGGAGGCGGCCATCACCCGGGGCCGGGAGATTGCACTTCGTTACGGCCTCGTGGCGGCAACGGCAACGAATACGGCCACGATGGTCCCGCTCGGGAAGACCGAGCTTGGCTCCATCGCCAACAACTCCTTGGTCGTCCCGAGCGGGAACAACGCCCGGTTCACCAGTGCAGCCTTCGTCCTTCTCGTGGGGATCGACCGATTCCCAGCGACTCCCGTGGCCAACTTCTCCGCCGACCCGCCGGACGCCGCTGGCGTCGTCGGACAAGGGATCGAGTTCCTGACCGCCGACGGGCCTGACGGGGACAAGGGCCTCCTGAAGTTCGGTTCTGCTCTCCTGGCCGACTACGCCGAGGCCACCGTCCACTACGTCGAGACGTTCCTCGCCCCAGCCTCCCTGGCAGCACTCACCGTGGAGTACGACCCGGAGACTGGGGACCTGAACCTCTCAACGGCGGACATGACGGCGTTCACCCCGGAGACGGCGTGGTTCGTCGAGCGGATGATCACAGAGGGACGCCTCGACGTGGCCATCTCCCCCATGTCTGGGGCGTGCGGGTTCAACGAGCCCGTCAAGGAGTTTCAGGCAGTCGAGTTCGAGTACTTCCTGGCCGACGTGGAGGGGAAGCGGGCCAGCGAGACGCCCACCGTCGAGTTCCTGCCGGTCTTCGTGCGAGATGAGATCGCCGAACGGGTGGACGAGATCACCTTCGAGTTCAATCTCACCGGCCGTGAGATCGACATCCGGGTCGAACCGTCGGTCTACGTGGGGGCCATGCTTCAGAACTACGGGGCTACCGTAGACCTGGCCATCATGCTGCCTGACGACCCGGCGGGGCGTGGGGTCATCAAGTTCCTCAACAAGAAGATCCCGGCACACGTTCCGGTGCGGGTGACCTTCGCCAGCTTCGAGGCCAACGGCGGGGAGAGGGCGTACACAGCGAGCCAGCGGCCGATCTATCGGCCCCCGTTCTTCATCAAGGCGAACAAGGACAACTTCGGGCTTCGATCCGACCGGACTGGTGACCTCCAGGTTGGGCAGATGCTCCGTATCGGCAACTCCTGTCACTACGTCCGTCGCACTCTCTATTTCCCCGACTCGGACATCACCCGGGTGGACATCTTCCCAGCCACCGTGGACGAGGTTGGCTCTCGTTCGCCTGGGGGTGACGTGCTCACGCTCATCACGGCGGAGCCCGTCACCACCGTCGTGGACCCGGATGGTCAGGTTCCCGTGGCAACGGCTGCTCCTGCGGGGTTCATGCAGGAGCTTCCGATCTCCCAGTTCCCGTTCGAGCCGCTGGAGAAAGGCCAGACCACGGTGACTTTCGTGGGGGACCTCACCAAGTTCGCCATCCCTGGCCACATCTTGGAGATGGGCGGGATGCCGTTCACCGTCGCCAACGCCAAGCTCAACGAGGACGGGACTCGGACCAAGATCACGACGACAGCCCCCTTCGCCAAGGGCCTGAACGCCAACACCAGTCCGACGGTCAAGCTCTCCTACCGCCCGATCTACCCGCCGGGAGCCCGGGAGTTCCTCGGGCTCGGACCCGTGCTGGACACGGGGTCCATCGAGGTTGTCCTTTTTGGGGAGACGGATGATGCCGGAGCCGTCCTCCCTGGGAGGACGCTCGTTCGGGACATCGAGTACGCCTTGGACACGTCCACGGGAGCGGTCAAGCTGCTGGAGCCCGTGCAGAAGCCTCTTGGACCAGGCCAGAGGCTTTTCCTGTACCACACCCGCATCCGCACCCTGCGGCCGTTCCTGGCGCAAGGCGTCATCGGGTTCCCAAGGACGTTCTCGTCGTTCCTGTTCAACACCCTTCCCTCGAAGGACAACGGCATCGAGGGTGGGCTCCTCTCGGCCTCTTTCACGTACCGGGCACCGGACACCTTCTACTGCCGTGCGGCCACCCTCACCCAGTTCTTGGGTGAGGCGGTCAAACAGGCCGTCTCCGAGATCAAAGCGAAACAGCCTGCTGGCGGGTCCATCCGCACGGTCATCCCCGGGACCAAAAACTGGGAGCAGGGGCGAGTGGGTCTGTTGGGTGAGGGTCGTCACCTGGCAGATCAGGACCGGGCAGCCCGCACCTTCCTCGACTTCTACAACTCCGCTGTGGTGGCCTTCGAGCAGATCCCCGAGGCCATCTCCGGCGGGTTCGTCGGGGATCGGGACGGCAAGTTCCGGTTTTTCATCGGCAAGGGCCTCGACTATCCGACCCCGGGCTACGAGGACGACATCACCGGGCTCCTGACCCCGAGGTTCGTCTGGGGGGAGATCTGGAACTTCATCAACATTTTCGCCGACCTGGTGGTGTTCTCCAGCGACCGGGTGACCAGCCCGTTCGAGACGACCCTCACGGACTCCATCATCGACGGTCCTCCACCCGAGTCGGATCTCCTCAACAAGATGGTCCGGCTCCAGAAGCCCAGGCTTCGGAACGACGTGGATGATGTGGTGCTCCTGGGCATCCAGCGACCCACCTTCGAGGCCATCACCTCGTATCCCTATTTCCGATTCCGGGCCGGTGGGCCAGATGCCCGGCGGATGGGGGAGAGCCACGCTCTCAGCCGCCTGTTCCCGACCCAGACGAAGGCGTTCCTCATCACCTATCCGGGCATCGGGGCCAACGAGGCTGCGGGCGAGTCCGGGGTCTACGCCCGCAGCCGGGTCATCGACGACGAGGAGAAGTCCACCTACCGGACCGAGATCGGGCAGTTGGCCAACCCGGCCATCGGCAACATCGAGAACGTCACCCAGGCTCAGGCGTACAAGCGCCGGGCTCGTGCCCGGATCTGGGACTACTTCCCCAACGGCATCCCCCAGGGCTCTTTCGCCAACGTAGCCTCCGGGGCTCCAGCCGACATCCCTGCGGTGGACATCGTGGAGCCCTGTGTGGTGGCTTTCCCAGTGCTCCTCAGCGACGTGCCAATGCACCCGAGCACGGGCTGGCCCGACGTGGCCCAGCTTCTTTCTCAGGGCGGCACGGTGCCTGATGCCGTGACCGGGGACCCGGAGCTTGCCACCCCGGGTTTCCTGGCGGGGGACCAGATCAACTGGGGGCAGCCCGATGGGAAGACCTACCCTGGCCTGGACCGCAACCCCATCACGATCAACCCGTTCGGGGCATTCGGTGGGGATCGGTTCACGGCCTTGTACGTGCATGACGTACAGCACGGGTGCGTCATCCGGTTCCAAGACAAGGGCGGGGGCCTCATCACCAGCCCGGAAGACATCCTCGTCGGAACCGCCCCGGACGCAGGGACTCCGGCCCATCAATGGCCCATCGGCAACGGGGACACCCTCTACGTCGTAGCCCCCTCTGGCGGGGGCAACCCGTTTGGTGACCCGCAGAACCCGACGGCCGAGGAGATCGCTGCTCTGCCGGAGGTCAACGACACCTTCGACGTGCGGTTCACCACCGACGGCAAACTCATCGACATCACGCTCCCGAGCTTCAACGACCCCACCTGGTTCGGCCTCAAGGAGATCTTCGGCCAGAACCCCCCGCCCCCTCTCGGGCACCTCGAAGCCGACGTGAACTTCGTAGCGTTCTTCCAGAACCCGTTGGAGCTTCCGGCACTCAAGGGGGAGCACCGGGACGACACGGGAGACTTCCAGATCCCGTATCTGCGGGGCGGGAACACCGAGCTTCAGCGGTTCACCCAGATCAGCCTCTCGCTCCCCTCGGTGGTGATCGATGAGTACCCTGACGAGATCTTCGGGGTCGAGGGGGAGATCGTCGGGGTCGCAGACGTGGGTGCCCTTTGGGACCATGGAGGGGCCAGCAACCCCCTCCTGCCCAAGGAGGCAGCGGCCCTCATGACCTTGGAGGACGTGTTCCCCAAGACGACCAACCCAGCCGCCGTGGGGGTGGCGGACCTCCGTCCCTACGACCTGCTCCTGGTCGAGGTGGATTCGGCTGAGGCGGCCGTGCGTGCGGGCTCTCAGGGCATCCTCTCCGTAGGTTCGGTCGTCCGGCGGCAGAACGGGGGGGACACCCAGAGCATCATCAAGCCGCCCCGGTTCGTGACCCAGACGACTCCTCCGCCCAGGTGGCAGGTGGAACTGGGGGACCCGCTGGTCGCCAACGACTCGAACATCACAGGCACCCAGATCAGGTACAGCCTCCTCTCGTACAACACGTTCCTCAACGTCCCAGCCTACACGGGGACGGATCCACAGACGGACCTGCCGGTTGGAGTGCGCCTCACGGAGACGGACACGACCGGGGACGGGAACCTCGACAGGACCATCATCGACTTCGATGATCCGGCCATCACCCTCACCCTGCACAACGGACTGGCTGTAGCGGGCGTAGGTGGCCTCAACGACTTCTGGTCCGACAACCCTGCTGACCCCCAGTCGAACAACGAGGTGCAGGTCGCCATCTTCGCCCGGACCGATGACCTCTCGGTCAACGGCCCAGGGGCCAACCGCACCCACGGTCAGCTTCTTGTGACCCTCCGGTTCTTCAAGAACGGAGGGGTGCCTTCGGTCGAGGCCCTCCCGGCTGGGGGGGCTGGGAATGGCCCCATCGCCGTGGCCCCAGGCGATGTGATCTTCGGGACGGGACCCAACCTCAAGCAGATCTGGATCAACGTCCCCGGCATCATCGACTGGGGGCCTGGGGCGGGACTCCCGAACGAGTGGTATCTCCCACACACGGACTCCGGGCCTGGGCCTGGGCGGACCCTCTCCACCATCTATGGGTTCGAGTACACCTTCTCGGCCCTCTGCAATGGGGTGGACGCCGTCTCTGCGACCGGCTGGATCTCCAGTGACCGCCTGACGTTCAACGATGTGCTCGACATGCGTGGGGCCATGGTTCGTGGGACCGTCCACCCACAGAATGCGGGCACTGGACTGGCAACCACCCTCCGGGTCGAGGCCGTGGACGATGCCTCCGGCCTGTTGACGGTCAATGACGTGAATGGGGGGGCGGCGATGACGTTTCTCCCCCAGTCTGGAGCGACCCCACCGTTCGTTGGTGGCACCTGGAACGACCGGGTGAATGGCACGAGCCCGGAGTACGGCTCGCTCGAAGTCCCCGCCTGGGAGGCGGACGGGGTCACGCAGGAGATCCTCGGGTCGAACATTCGGTTCGCTGCTCAGCCGGGGTTCACGGTCATCCCGGGCGGCCCGGCTACCGTTGGTGTCACCGAGTCGAAGGACAACACCGACATCCCGGCGGCCGAGCGGGCGCTTTACGACGACCGGGTCACCCAGATCGACGCCTCCACGGATGTGGAGGTGGTGGAGAAGGGGGACATCCTCATCATCGACCGCCGCAACGACCCGATTCACTGGGCGACGACCAAGGCGGGCACCTGGGTCATCCGCTACGGCCTGAACGCTGACACCATCGACGCTGCCTGGCCTCCCCCCGTGGCGGGTTCGTTCCACTATCGGGAGTTCACTCCCGTGGTGAACGTTGGGGGGAATGAGGGTCTGCTGCCCCCGTTCCCGAAGGTCAAACAGTTTGACCCGGCGGCCAACACCCTCACGGTGGACACAACCACCGGGTTCGGGTTCTCCGGCGGGCGGGTGTACGTCATCCTTGAGCCCAGTGCGTTCGGGGACCCTGCCACGCCTTTGGCCAACTTCCAGCGAGGGTTGTTTTCGGCGTCCTTCGCCAGCCTCACGTCCGTCTCGGGCGGAGAGCGGTTCAACGGGCTGGCGGACTACCGCTGGGCGGACGGCACCGCAGTATCGGCCACCGATCTGACAGCGCTGGCCGTCTCCGCTCGGGACAAGCGGATCTCCGGTTTCACTTCGGCCGATCTCCAGGTGCGAGGTCCCTCCTGGGGGCTGCCGGACGATCCTTCGGTGGTCGGGTGGCACAGCACTGCTGGGGCCGCCAGGTGGATCCACGGGGTCAGGTTCGTCAATCTCACGACCGGCATCTCCGTCCTACGGTTTTCAGCGGATGCTGGCACCATCGTAGCGGGAGCGGCACCAGC